CTTTTGTTCCACCAAAGCCTTTTGAAAGCTGGGTATTAAATGAAAATACATGTTCCTGGGAAGCACCTGTACCTAAACCAAATGATGGGCAGGAATATAAATGGAATGAAAATACGCTTTCCTGGGATTTAATAATATAAAATGTAAACCTAAATAATTACGAGTAATTATAAACCATAACCTTAAAACTAATTTAAACCAAAAAAAATGACTTATTATTATTACAAAACCAATTCATGGTCAGACGCTAAAGTTAGTTTAAAAACTAATGCAAGCAACCAAATCTCAGAATCAACCTTAAAACTGTGGAGGCGTTACATTAAGAAAAAAAATTGGCGAATAACACAGCTTCCTAATGGCTATTACCAAGCTGAATGGATTGATTTTAACAAAAACTGGACTGGAATTACAAGACGTGAAACAATTGAAGGAGCTGAAAAAGCAATAGAGTCTTCAATTGAACATTACACTAAAAAATTAAAACTTTCAGAAGGACCAGTTGTTGTAAAAACCTTTTAAATAAAATACTTAAATTAAATTTAATTAAATTATGTCAGACGCAATCGTCAAAAACCTAAGCTTTGGAAACGAAGCTAAGGAACAATTATTTGAAGGTATAGAAAAACTCACGAAAGCCGTTAGCTCCACATTAGGGGCTAGCGGTAAACGTGTAATATTAGAAGATGGGGCGGGAAAACCTGTTATTACAAAAGATGGGGTAACTGTAGCGGATTCAATTATATTATTAGACCCTATAGAAAATATGGGTGCTACGCTTTTAAAAGAAGCTGCTAGGAAAACTGTTAAAGAAGCTGGCGACGGAACGACAACGGCTACAGTGCTAGCACACTCAATATTAAAACAAGCTTATCCTAAATTAAAAGAACTTGGCCCTAGAAAAGTAAAACAGGGTATTGATAATGCAGTAGATAAAGTAATAAAGTATCTTGAAAATAATTCTGTTAAAGTAACAGGGGATATGATAAATCAAGTTGCTACTATATCTACAAACAATGATAAAGAATTAGGTTCAGTTATTGCAGAAGCTTTTAAATTAGTAGATGAAACAGGTATTGTTATGATGGAGCAAACTGAATCATCAGAAACTACCGCAGAACTAATTGATGGTATTCAATATGAACAAGGATTAATTAATTCTCATTTTATTACTAAAAAAGATAATAGAGTCGCTGAATTAGAAAAAGCTTATGTATTACTTATAGAATCTCCAGTTGAAAATATAAGAAAAATACAATCAATATTAGAGTTTGTTATTAAAAATAATAAACCTCTACTTATAATTGCTGATATGGATCCAACGGTTATTTCAGCATTAGCAATGAATAAAGTAAAAGGTAATATAAAAGTAAATGTTGTAAATGCTCCAGTATATGGAGTTAATAGAAAAGATACATTTTCTGATATTGCTTTATTAACTGGTGCTACAGTAATAAATGAAGATTTAGGTGATGATATGGATTTGATTCAACCTGAGCATTTAGGCTTTTGTGAAAAAGCTGTTACTAATGATACTGAAACAATAATTAAAGTATCTAATATTCCCGAGGCTGTAGAAGAATTAATTAAAAGTGTTAAGCAAGATCTTAAAAAAGCAACTGTACCACCTGAAATACAAAAACTTGAGAAAAGAATAGCTAGATTATCAGCTAAAATTTCTACTGTAAAAGTTGGTGCAGATTCAAGTATAGAATTAAAAGAAAAAACCGATAGGGTTGAAGATGCTATTTGTGCTACAAAAGCCGCTATTAAAGAAGGTATTGTTGCAGGCGGTGGAGTAGCTTTGTTAAATGCTTCTATGTTTATCAAACCTAAAGATGAAGCTGAAAGCATACTTTTTAATGCAATTAAAGCTCCATATTACACTATTTTAGATAATGCTAATATCAATGAACCACATTCAGAAAAAAAAGGATGGGGCTTAGATGTGATAACAGGTAAGTCAGTTAAAATGGTTAAAGCAGGAATAATTGATCCTTTGCTTGTAACTAAAGCTGCACTTAAAAATGCTGCATCTGTTGCAACTACTATTTTATCTACCGATTGTATAATTAATAATTTAAGAGTTAATGAAGGCAATAGGTAGAAACTTAATTATAGAAAAAGAAAAACAAGGATCTTCAAAAACTAAAGGGGGATTAATACTTGGTGAAAAGCAAAGAGAAGATTTAAGATATAATAAAGCAAAAGTTATATCTATTGGCTCTGAAATTAAAGGTATAAAAGAAAATGATTATATCTATTATGATAGACATGCTGGCCATAATATTGAAATAGATAAAAAAATATACCAAGTAATAAAAGATTCTGATATAGTAATAGTTTTATGAAAAGGTTAGAAGCGAGGGATGTCAAAGATATGAACTTGCTAAAACATTATAGAATAATACGTAAGTGGGCTGCGAAAAATAATAATATAACTGATGCAGACTTAGAACTTTTAATATATCTTGATTGTATTGACCTGTTTACTAAAATTGATTTTAAAATGGGTGCTTATTCTTATAGTTGGAATAATAGAAGATGGAATAGTTTATTAAAAGAAGGTTGGATTGTTGTATGGAGAAAAAGAAATATGACTACCCAAAAATACCATATATATAGAGTTTCTTTTAAAGGTAAACAGCTTATAAATAGGATGTATAAAATGATGTTAGGCATAGAAGATATTCCAACTAGTGAGCGAAGAAACGTAATAATGAAAGGTGAAACCTACACTAATAAAGTATTAAAGGTTTCTATTGATAATGTTAATAAAGATAAATATAGATAATTATGAAACTAAAAGATCCAAAAATCAGTTTGATTGAAAAAGCTGGAGTTGTAGGTGCCAATGCAGTATGGGATGGTCCATTAGACACTGATGGCTTTCCAATGGGTAAAGGCTCTAGTTCAGGTATTAATGGTATGGAAGTAAAAAAATACCCTGTATCTTATTCCGCCGGCCCTATTACTCAAAAAGCTAAAGCTTTTAAGTAGTAGCCATGGGTATCTCAGATATAAGGTTATACGTAGCGAACATTATTACGTTAGGTGTAACTATGACACAAATAGAAGTATCATTGAAAATAATTTTATTGTTAGTTACAATTGGTTATACTTTATCAAGGTGGGTTAATTTAAAAAAATAAATAATGGCTTATTCTCAAAATTCTTCTCCATTCTTGAAAAAAGGAAATGCCCCATCTCGCGAAAAATCTTTAGGATATTACGCAGAAGTAAAAAAGAATGGCGGCACTGGTAGTAAAGCCGGTGGTGGTATGACAGAAAAAGGGGTTAAAAAATATCGAAAAGATAATCCAGGTAGTAAATTAAGTACAGCTGTAACAACCCCGCCTTCAAAACTTAAAAGAGGAAGTAAAGCTTGGAAACGTAGAAAATCTTTTTGTGCTAGATCAAAAAGCTGGACAAGTGAAAGAGGTAAAGCCGCAAGAAGAAAATGGAACTGTTAAAATAAATTATATATCATGGACACAATTACAATTATTTTATCAATTATTTCTGTACTATCAATTTTACTAAATTTTTATTTAATTAATATTTATACTGGTAAAATAAAAGATGCAGATAAAGATTTTATAGCAGATTCTGTTGAAGATATTGCAACTGAAATTAAGGAAAGAGCAAAGAGAGTAGCCCAAGAAATTGAAGATGTTAGTATTGCTGTAAAAGAAGTAGGGAATCAATTGGGTGATATACCAAATGCTGTTAGCGGTAAAAGTAGGGTTGGTAGAAAAAATAAAAAATAAAATATATAAAATATAAAAAAATGGACGAAGCGAATAAATACAACTTGAAAGAAGCTTATAATAAAAATATTACCGATAAAGCTAGATTACATTATTTAGAAAACTTTGAGCACAATGTGCACAGTCGTAAAGGCTACGCGGGTAGCTATTCTGGATCACACCCTAGATTTTCTTCACCTGCTGGATTAATGGGCCAACCTCAGGGATTAGCACAAGAGCAAAACTTGCAACAAATGCCGCTAGATTCAAATTATAATCCTGTAGCACAAGTTCCTGTTCCAGTGTCTACTATGGCCCCAGATACTAATGTAGCCCCAACAGCCCTCGATGATCCTGCACAATTGATGGCTCCAACTTATTATAAAAAATATTAATTTTAAGATAATGCAAAAGGCCAAGGGGGTAGGAGATACTATAGAAACAATAACAAAAGTTACGGGTATAAAGTCTGTAGTTGAAACTGTTTCTAAAGGTTTGAACATACCGTGTGGTTGCAAGCATCGAAAAGAAAAGTTAAACAAAATATTTCCATATAAATAATGGCTTTTAAAATTTTCCCACCTTACGCATTGAATAATACACCTGTTTATACAGTAGATTTAGAAGATAATGTTTTAGGCAAAGCAAACAATAATGGTAGCATTATAATAAATAAAAATTTAAATCCTTCTACAATAAAAAAAGTTGTAGATCATGAAATGGTTCATGTAGATCAATTTAAAAGAGGGGACTTAAATTATGATGATAAAAACGTATATTGGAAAGGTAAAACTTATTCAAGGTCTAAAATGAAAGAAGGGAGTCCCACCCTACCTTGGGAAAAAGAAGCTTATAATAAAACTAAACAAACAACTTAAAAATTAAAATTATGCCTAAAGGATTTGGATATGGTGGTGAGTCCGCCAATCAAGAAAAAAAGAACTTAAACAAAGATATGCCTGTTGTAAAACAAGCGTCTTGGATGTCAAAACATTCTATAGCTGCAGGCTCTCCTGTTGCTATGGGTGGATCTTATAAGGGATCTGCTATGGAAATGAAAGGTGGAAAAAAGAAGGCTAAGAAAAAAGAAGATGATTTTGATTATACCCCTTCAATACCTGACTTTTTCCCAACAGGTACTATGGTAACTGAAACAATTGGTGCCGGAACAGGTAAGCCATTTTACGAAAAACCAGCGGCCGGTGGTGGCTATGTGCCTAAAGAAGTGGGCGAACCACTAGTGGGCGGAGGAAAAGTTCTTGAATCCAAAAGAGTTGGTTCAAGGAAAAAAGTTCTACAAAAAGTAAGAGCACTAAAATATAAATCGTAGTAAATGTGGAAATTACTAGTTGGGTTATTAAAAGGTAACAACGGAAATAAATCTGTTGCAGGTGGCCTAGCTTGGGAAATACGGGAAGCTATTAAAGGCAAAGAGTTAGACCCTAAAGAATTAATTGAAATACAAACTAAAATAAATGAGATTGAAGCCCAGCACAGAACTATATTTGTTGCTGGGTGGCGTCCATTTATAGGGTGGATTTGTGGAATAGCTTTAATGTATAATTTTGTAATAAGAGATTTATTTATATGGGTAGTAAAACCAGAAAGTGTACCTCCTGCATTACAAATGGAACATTTAATGACTGTTTTGTTAGGTATGCTAGGTCTAGGAGGCCTTAGGACCTTTGAAAAAATAAAAGATAAATCAAAGTAATAATAATTAATTTAAATTTAATCAAATGAAAAAAGTAGAAGAAAAAAAAGTAACAGAAGAGCAATTAGCTAAAATTAAAGACCAACAGATTTCAATGAGTAATAAATTGAGGGATGTAGGATTCTTAGAACAACAAAAGCATGTGCTATTACATGAATACTCTGGGCTAGTTCAAGAAATGGAAGAGTATAAAAAAGAGTTAGAAAAAGAATACGGGGCTATAAGTGTAGATTTAGAAACTGGAATTTACACAGAAATAGATCAATCAGAAATTAAACAATAAAATAAAATGTCAAGTATTATAAGAAAGATCAGTATCGGAGCTGATTATAAAAATGATGCTATGCATTACTCTATAGGGCAAGAAGTCTACGGTGGTCATAAAATAGCTTATATCATATTTGAAGATACTGACGGTTCTTATAATATTCATATTAAAAAAGATGATGAGGTAGTGCCATGGAAAAAGTTCAATACTAATATGGCAATCTCTGTAGAATATGATTTAAAATATGAATAGTCTTTATGATTTTATTGTTGAACCTATTGGCGAAAGATATAATAATACTATAGAAGTAGACAATTTAAAGCTAATTTTAAATACAAAAATTGAATCTTTTAAGTTTGTAAATAAAACGGCTAAGGTAATAAGTACTCCACTTGCTTACAAAACTGTAATAAAGCCTGGAGATCACGTAATTATACATCATAACGTATTTAGAAGGTATTACGATATTAGGGGGAAAGAAAAAAATAGTAGTAAATATTTTAAAGACAATCTTTATTTTTGCCAACCCGATCAAATATATATGTATAAAAAACAAAATAAATGGGAATCTTTTATGGACCGTTGTTTTGTAAAACCAATTTTAAATAGAGACAATTTAACTCTAGATAAAACTAAAAGCCTTGTTGGTATATTAAGATATGGTAATAGTGTCTTAAATAAGCTTAAAATAGCTCCTGGTGACCTAGTGGGGTATACGCCAAATAGTGAATGGGAATTTATTATTGATAATGAGCTTTTATATTGTATGAAATCAAATGATATTGTTATTAAATATGAACATCAAGGAAACGAAATTAAATATAATCCAAGCTGGGCAAAAAGCAGTTGAGGAATTAATAAAAGTGGCCAAGGAAGCTATTGTAGATAGTGATGATGATATTAGTGCTGATAGATTAAAAAATGCGGCAGCTACAAAAAAATTAGCCATATTTGATGCATTTGAAATTCTTACAAGAATAGAATCAGAAAAAAAATTATTAGAAAATAATGACACAGCTTCAAAGCAATTTGGAGGGTTTGCTGAAAAAAGATCTAAATAATGTATCAACAAACATTATATAAAGTATTAGATAAACATATAAAACCTAATACTTTAAAAAGATTAAATAGATTAAAAAAATTTAATTACGGCTATAATAAAGAGTACGACTTAGTAGTTATAAGTAAAGATGGTACGATTGGTGAGATATATGAAATTCAAAATCTAAAAATTGCCTTACCATTAATAGATAAAGCTTATCAAAGAAGTAAAGTTAAAGCAGACCAATATTGGGAAAAACTTTTTTTTCCAGAACAATTAATTAAAATAAAGTCTGTATTTGATTGGAATAAACACCCAGATAGCTTTAAAGAAAATTGGTACGATTATATTGATAATGAATTTAAATATAGAAATGAAGGATTTGCGTTTTATAATAAAGGTATTCCAACTTATATTACTGGTTCTCATTATATGTACTTGCAACACACCAAGATTGATGTTGGGGCAGCAGACTTTAGGGAATCAAATAGACTATTCTTTATATTTTGGGAAGCCTGTAAGGCCGATGAAAGATGTTATGGCATTATCTATCTCAAAAATAGACGGTCTGGATTTAGCTTTATGGGATCGTCGGAAGCTGTTAACCAGGCAACAATATCAAGCGATGCTAGATTTGGAATTTTATCGAAGACGGGTGCAGATGCAAAAAAAATGTTTACCGATAAAGTTGTACCCATATCCACAAACTACCCGTTTTTTTTCAAGCCAATACAAGACGGAATGGATAGGCCGAAAACAGAGCTCGCATATAGAGTTCCAGCATCAAAATTAACTAGGAAAAAAATTGAAATAGGAGAAGAGCTGGAAGATATTGATGGCTTAGATACAACCATTGACTGGAAAAACACAGGGGATAACAGTTATGATGGTGAAAAATTAAAATTATTGATTCATGATGAATCTGGTAAATGGGAACGCCCTGATAATATATTAAATAATTGGCGCGTAACTAAAACTACTTTAAGATTAGGAAGCAAGATAGTTGGTAAGTGTATGATGGGATCTACATCAAATGCGTTAGATAAAGGAGGTGAAAACTTTAAAAAACTTTATAATGGCTCGGATGTTACAAAAAGAAACCGCAATGGACAGACTAGTACAGGACTATATAGTTTGTTCATACCTATGGAATGGAATTACGAAGGATTCATTGACATGTATGGATTACCTGTATTCGACACCCCTGATGAAAAAGTCAAAGGGATTGATGGCCAATGGATTGACACTGGGGTAATTGAGTACTGGCAAAATGAAGTAGAAGGATTAAAATCCGATCAAGATGCTTTAAATGAATTTTATAGACAATTTCCAAGAACACAAGAACACGCCTTTAGGGATGAAGCGAAACAATCATTGTTTAATTTGTCAAAAATATATGAACAAATAGATTATGTTGAAGAAGCTAAATATAGTGGTTTAGTTACTCAGGGTAATTTTCAATGGGAAAATGGTATAAAAGATACTAAAGTAATTTTTATGCCAAATAAAAATGGTAGGTTTTTTATTACGTGGACACCTCCGTATCATTTGCAAAATAAAGTTATTATAAAAAATGGTATAAAATACCCCGGCAATGAAGACTTTGGGGCTTTTGGATGTGATAGTTACGATATATCGGGTACAGTAGATGGGAGAGGATCAAAAGGGGCTTTGCATGGGTTAACAAAATTTACTATGGCTGATGTGCCGCCAAACCAATTTTTTTTAGAATATATTGCTAGACCTGATAATACTGAAATATTTTTTGAAGATGTTTTAATGGCTTTAGTTTTTTATGGTATGCCAATATTAGCAGAAAATAATAAACCTAGATTATTATATTATATTAAAAGAAGAGGTTATAGGGGTTACTCAATGAATAGACCCGACAAAGTATATAATAAATTATCTGTAACCGAAAGAGAAATAGGTGGCGTACCGAACTCTAGTGAAGACATGAAACAATCCCATGCCGCCGCAATTGAAACTTATATTAATGACCATGTGGGTTTTAATAATGATAGTTACGGAAATATGTATTTTATTAGAACTTTAAATGATTGGGCTAAATTTAATTTAAATAACAGAACAAAGCACGATGCTTCTATTAGTTCTGGATTAGCTATTATGGCTTGTAATAAAAATAGATATGCACCAATTTCTAAAAGAACGTTTGAGCCAGTAAGCTTGCAAATAAGAAAATATAATAACGATGGAGTTACGTCAAAAATAATTTAAATAAATGGTTTATACAAATTACAATAGTTCATTTCCGGACCAAGTGGTATCTGACGAAATAAAAAATAGTTACGACTATGGGCTACAAGTGGGGCAAGCTATTGAAAATGAATGGTTTAGGCAAGACACAGGCGGCGACCGTTATTTACAAAATTTTCAAAACTACCATAACCTTAGATTATACGCTAGGGGCGAACAATCTGTTCAGAAATATAAAGATGAATTATCTATAAATGGTGATTTGTCTTATTTAAATTTAGATTGGAAAATAGTACCTATAATACCTAAGTTTGTTGATATTATAGTAAATGGAATGGTGGACAAAGGTTATGAAATTAAAGCTTTCGCAAACGATCCATTTGCTTTAGAAGAGAGAACGCAGTTTGCTTTTAGAGCAATGCGCGATATTCAAAATAGGGAATATATTGAAAAATTAAATCAAGCTACAGGCCAAAATTTTTATGCAAGTGCTGATCCAAAAGCTTTACCCGCAACAAGAGAAGAATTAGATGTAATGTTGCAGTTAGATTACAAGCAAAGCATTGAAATAGCAGAGGAGGAAGTTATAAATAATGTTTTTGAATTTAATAAATATCAAGAAACAAAAAGAAAAATAGCATATGATTTAACTGTGTTAGGAATAGGTGCTTCTAAAACAAGTTTTAATTTATCTGAGGGTATAAAAGTTAATTATGTAGACCCCGCGGCTCTTGTTTATTCTTATACAGAAGATCCTAATTTTGACGATATATATTATGTTGGAGAAGTTAAAAACCTAAGTCTTTCTGAAGTAAAAAAACAATTTCCTAATTTAACTAGTTCTGAATTAGAAGAAATTCAAAAATATAGAGGGCCAAGTAATTATAGTAATTACGTAAGAAATTATAGTGGTAATAATGATGATAATTTAGTTTCTATATTATTTTTTGAATATAAAACTTATGCTAACCAAGTATTTAAATTAAAATACACTGATCAAGGTTTAGAAAAAGTATTAGAAAAAAATGATGAATTTAATCCGCCTGAAAGCGATAATTTTGAAAGGATTAGCAGAAGTATTGAAGTATTATATACAGGGGCTAAAGTTTTAGGAATGCCTAAAATATTAGAATGGAATTTATCAGAAAATATGACCCGCCCTTATGGCAATGTTACTAAGGTTAACATGAATTACTCTATTTGTGCGCCTAGATTATATAAGGGAAGAATTGATTCGGTTGTAAGCAAGATAACTTCTTTTGCAGATATGATTCAATTAACTCATTTAAAGCTACAACAAGTTTTATCTAGAGTTGTACCAGATGGGGTATATTTAGACATGGACGGGCTAGCCGAAGTTGATTTAGGTAATGGAACCAATTATAATCCTGCAGAAGCGCTGAATATGTATTTCCAAACTGGTAGTATTGTTGGGCGCTCATTAACACAAGAGGGAGATTTAAATAGAGGCAAAGTACCAATTCAAGAATTACAGACTTCAAATGGTATGTCTAAAATTTCTGCTTTAATTCAAACTTATCAATATTATTTACAAATGATAAGAGATACTACTGGATTAAATGAAGCTGTAGATGGTAGTTCTCCCGATAAAAATGCTTTAGTTGGCTTGCAAAAAATGGCTGCAGCAAATTCAAATGTAGCTGTTAGACATATATTAAAAGCTTTAATGTATATTACTATAAGAAACGCAGAAAATATTGGTCTTAGAGTAAATGATGCTTTGCAATTTCCTTTAACCAAAGAAGCGTTATTAAGTAGTATTAATACTTTTAACGTAAAAACGCTAGAAGAAATTGCAAGTTTAGATATACATAATTTTGGTATATTTTTAGAATTAGAACCAGATGCTGAAGAGAAGGCATTACTTGAACAAAATATTCAAGTTTCATTACAACAGAATTCTATTAATCTTGAAGATGCTATTGATATTAGAGAAATAAGAAATATTAAATTGGCTAATCAAGTATTAAAATTAAGAAGAACTAAAAGAGCAGAACAACAACAAGCTGCTCAATTAGCTAATATTCAAGCACAAGGCCAATCTAATGCACAAGCTTCTGAAGCGGCGGCATTGGCTGAAGTACAAAAACAACAAGCACTAGCTGAAACAAAAGTACAAATTGAAAAAGCAAAGTCTGAATTTGAAATAAATAAAATGGAACAAGAAGCTTTAATTAAAAAACAATTAATGGGTGAAGAGTTCCAATATAAAATGAGGCTTGCCCAAATACAAGCAGACGCGCAAGCAGCAAAAGAAAAACAAATAGAAGACCGTAAAGATCAAAGAGTTAAAATTCAAGGAACTCAACAGTCTGAACTTATAGATCAAAGAAAAAACGATCTATTACCTAAAGATTTTGAATCATCAGGTAATGATAATCTAGGTGGGTTTGGATTAGAGCAATTTGAACCAAGGTAAATTTTTTTATTAATTAATTTTATATTATTATATCATGGCAGAAGTACAAGTAAGACAAGAGGGGGAATTTAAAATGAAAAAACCCACAAAACCAAAAAATTTAGTGCAAGAGCAAAAAATTACAAAAGTTGAATTAAAAGACTCAGAACCACTAGATAAAGTACAAGAAGAAGTTACCAAAGTGGTAATCCCTAATGAACAAAAAACAGAAGAAAATGCCGTTCAAGAGTCAAGCACAGAGAAGGTGGATGTATCTAACCAATCCGGAGATGGCAAAAAAATGGGAGAAGGAAACGCCGAAGAGCAAGTTGCTTCCAAAGAAAGTCAAAAAGAAGAAGTAGAGTCTCCTATAAAATTAGTAGAAGCCGAAACGAGTGAAAGCAATGAAACAAAATTTGCTGAACCAGAACAAAAAGAAGTATTAGAAGAAACAAAAGCGCCTGAATTACCAGAAGGAATAGATAAACTTGTTAAGTTTATGAAAGAAACAGGTGGTACAGTCCAGGATTATGCAAGATTAAATGCGGATTATTCAAACGTTGATAATAATACTTTATTAAAAGAATATTATAAACAAACAAAACCTCATTTAGATCAAGAAGACATCGATATTTTATTGGATGATTTTTCTTATGATGAAGAAATAGATGAGGATAAGGATATACGCAAAAAGAAAATTGCGTTTAAAGAAGAGGTTGCAAAAGCCAAAAACTTTTTGGAAGAAACAAAGAGTAAGTATTATGAGGAAATTAAATTAAGACCTGGTATTACTCAAGAACAACAAAAAGCTATGGATTTTTTCAATCGCTATAATCAAGAAGAACAAAGTAGAAAGTCTATTATAAACAGGTTTGAAAAGGTTACTGATAATTATTTTTCCAACAATTTCGAAGGTTTCGATTTTAATGTAGGAACTAAAAAATTTAAGTATTCTGTAAAAGATCCTGTTGCCGTGTCTGACAGCCAGAAAAATTTATCAAAGTTCGTTGAGACGTTCTTAAACGATCAAGGTGAATTACAAGACCCTGGAGGTTACCACAAGGCTCTCTATGCCGCTAGGAATACTGACCAAATTGTAAATCATTTCTATGAGCAGGGCCGTGCCGATGCTATTAAAGAACAGATTGCTAAAACTAAAAACATTACAACTGAGCCAAGACAAACGGCCGGCGGTGATGTATTTATTAATGGATTAAAGGTTAGGGCTATTAGTGGAGCTGATTCTAGTAAACTAAAAATAAAAACAAAAAGATTTAACTAATTAAAAAAATTTAAAAATGGCAAATGTTTTACCTGCTTTTGGTTCGATTAAACCAAGTCAAAAGCAACAAATACTTAGCGATAACTATCTAAGCTTTACAGATGGCACTAATGATTTCGCTCAACAGTATTTACCCGAAATTTACGAGCAAGAAGTAGAAAGATATGGTAACAGAACTCTATCTGGCTTCTTAAGAATGGTTGGTGCAGAAATGCCCATGACTTCTGATCAAGTTGTATGGTCTGAGCAAAATAGACTACACGTTGCTTATGATAATGTAACTGTTGCAACTGGAACCACTTTAACATTCGTATTGGATGCTGCTGCTGGACCTAATTTTGTAGCAAACGTTATTTCTGCAAATGATACTATTGTTCTTATGGATCCTGCTACAGGAAAAGAACTAAAGTGTTTTGTAGAAACTAGTGTTGATACTTCTCCTACTTTGGCTACTTTAACTGTTAAGCCTTATACTCAGGGAGATCTAGTTGCTACCGGTGGTGGTTCTGAAATTGATTTTACAGGATTGACAACTGGTAAGATTTTCGTTTACGGTTCTGAATTTAAGAAAGGAACTGCTGACGGTCGTGAGCGTTCTATCACTCCTTCTTTTACTCAGTATAACAATTCACCTATCATCATTAAAGATAAATATGCAATTTCTGGATCAGATGCTGCGCAAATCGGATGGGTTGAAGTTGCTACTGAAGATGGAACTTCTGGATTTCTATGGTATCTAAAAGCTGAGTCTGAAACAAGACTACGTTTTGAAGACTATCTAGAAATGGCAGTTGTTGAAGGTGAGCTAGTAAGCGGAACTTCTACGTTGACTGTAAAAGGTACTGAAGGGCTTTTTGCTTCTATTCAATCAAGAGGTAACGTTCTTAATAACTTTAGTGGTGGAGCTACCGGACTTACTGAATTTGACAGCATTTTGAAAAATTTAGATACTCAAGGGGCTATTGAAGAAAACATGCTTTTTGTTAATAGAGGACTTGCTCTTGATATTGACGGAATGCTAGCTGGTGTTTCTGATGGTGCTCAAGGCGGTACTGCTTATGGATTGTTTGAAAACTCTGAAGAAATGGCATTGAATCTTGGATTTAGTGGCTTCCGCAGAGGATCTTATGATTTCTATAAGACAGACTGGAAATATCTAAATGATGCTTCTACAAGAGGTGCAGTAGCAGTTTCTGGTATTGAAGGAGTTTTGATTCCTGCAGGTACTTCAACTGTTTATGACCAAATCCTAGGAACTAATATCCGTAGACCTTTCTTGCATGTAAGGTATAGAGCTTCTCAGGCTGATGATCGAAGAATGAAATCTTGGATTACTGGTTCTGTTGGAGGTGCTTATACTTCAGCGCTTGATGCTATGGAAGTACACTTCCTATCTGAAAGATGTCTTGTTACTCAAGGTGCAAACAATTTCGTATTGTTTACAGCTTCTGCATAGACTATTATTGTAAGGATAAGGGGTATCGTAGTGGTGCCCCTTACTTTACATTTTTATTAATTATTTAATTATATTATATCATGGCTAAAAAAGCTAACCCAGCAGTAGAAAATATTGAGGTTGCGCCTCAAGTAGTAAAAGAAAAAGCTGTTGCTAAAACACCAGTAAAATCTACAAAACCCGAATGGGAAATTAAAGATAGAACTTATTTGTTAAAAGGTGCACATCAACCTATAACATACACAATTCAATCTAAACATTCACAAAGATGGCCAATGCTTTGGTTCAATAAAGAAAATGGTGAACAACAGGAGCTTAGATATGCAACTAATCAAAATTCTCCATTTGTAAGCGAGCAAAAAGGTGAAGTAACACTAGGCCATATAATGTTTAAAAACGGTTCATTATTTGTTCCTAAAGAAAAACAAAATTTACAAAAATTGCTTTCTTTATATCACCCTAAAAAAGATGTATTATATTATGAATATGATCAAATTGAAATTGCTGAGGATGATTTAGAAGATTTATTAAGTGAGGTTGATGCGCTAAATGCAGCAATGAACATGGAGATAGATCAAATGGAAGCAATATTAAGAGTTGAGGTCGGATCTAAGGTAGCAGATCTTACTTCTAAGGAGATCAAAAGGGATTTATTGCTATTTGCTAAGAAAAACCCTAACTTGTTCTTAAATTTAGCTAATGACGAGAATGTGGAATTAAGAAATTTTGCAATTAAAGCTAGCGAAGCTAATATTATTTATTTATCAGCGGACCAAAGAAGCATACATTGGTCTTCAAATGATAAAAGATTAATGATTGTTCCTTTTGATGAAAATCCATTTTCTGCGTTTGCTTCTTACCTTAAAACTGATGAAGGTGTAGAAGTTTATAAATCAATAGAGAAAAAACTATATTAACATGTAATATTATAATAGTTAGGTCGTATTAAAAGCGGCCTAGCTGTTATAATTAATAATAAATAAACAATGGCAATAAACGTAAACACTGTATATCAAACAGTTTTATACATATTAAACAAAGAACAAAGAGGCTATATACCTCCCGCCGAGTTTAATAGTTTAGGAACTCAGGTACAGCTTGAAATATTTGAAAAGTATTTTGAAGACTTAAATCAACAATTAAGGGTTCCTCAAACTGATGATACATATGCAAGCCGTGTAGAAAATATTGATGAAAAAATATCTATATTTAAAACATTTGGGAATGCAGTTTACGATAATACTTCAACCCCAGGTCAACAATATTTTACTTTACCAACAACCGATATTTACGGAACTATTGTTTCATTTTACAGACTAGGTGAAGTAATATACAAAGATATTACGGAAGTACAAAGACTACAAAGAAATGATTTTTATAATATACAAAAATCAAAACTAACAAAAGCCACAGAAGATTTCCCTGTATATTTATATGAAAATAATAAATTATTTATTCAGCCAGCAACAATAACAAGTAATATAGTTGTTGATTATGTTAGAAAACCCAATGATGTAGTATGGGGATTTAATGTAGGTACTTTAGGGCAATATATACATAATAATGAAACTTCGGTAAATTTTGAATTACAAGAATCTGAGCAAACAGAAGTTATTTTAAAAATATTACAATACTCTGGTATAATAATAAGAGACCCGCAGATAGTTCAAGCTGCTGGCCAACAAATTCAAAAAGAAGAAATAAATCAAAAAAGTTAATAAGCTATGGCAATACCCAATGGAGGTTTAATAACCGAAACAAATAGACAATATTACGCTGGGGCACAAAGTTTTATAGCTGATGGTACTCAACTTTCATATACTACTACTTTTGATACTAAGTTAATTTTTGGAGGATATGATCCTTCATCTGCTGGTTATGCTCAAAACAATTTTAAAGTATACTCAAGTACTACAGGAGCTGGGAGCAGTTATATTGAATACATAGCCCCATATACTGTTGTTGATAATGTTATAACATTAGAAACACAATTACCCGAAGGCGACTATTTTGTTGTACAATTAAAAAGACAAGATGGTGGTGTTTATGGAAATCAGGATGCTTATGGCAATACTGTAGAAGATAACTATGGGGGATATGCGTATATTAAAATTTCTGATTTAATAAATAACTTTATAGTTGCTTATGTTGGTGCTGGGAAACTTATACCTAGTGTTAAAAGAACTGATGTTATCTTCCACGCTAAACGTGCTTTACAGGAATTAAGCTACGATACTTTAAAAAGTATTAAATCTCAAGAATTAACAATTCCTCCAAATCTTTCAGTTCCTCTTCCACAAGATTATGTAAATTATGTAAAAACCTCTTGGATTGACCAGCAAGGTGTTAAACATATAATATATCCAACTACACTTACTTCAAATCCTTACGAAATATTACCACAAGATTATACAGGAGATCCTATACAAGATAATTTTAATGAGAATGTTAGAGCTACTTCAATAACCGAAGAACGCTGGGACAATGCAAACGATAAATTAATTACTGGTAATTTTAATAATGCAGCCTATGATCAATCTGTTTTTTATAATTATCAATTTGCTGATGGCCTTTTAGGACAACGTTATGGGATGAATCCAGAAATATCTCAATTCAACGGATGGTTTACTATAAACGATAGAGAGGGTAGTATGGCTTTTTCAAGTAATTTAAACGGGGCTCTAATAATATTGGAATATATATCTGACGGAGTTGCATATAATCAAGACATGAGAATACCTAAAATGGCTGAAGAAGCTGTTTATGCTTATTTAAACCACGCAATACTATCCTCTAAAATTAATACTCCTGAATACATAGTAAATAGATATAAAAAAGAAAAATTTGCTGCTACTAGAAACGCTAAAATTAGATTGTCTAATATTAAATTAGACGAAATAGCGCAAATAATGAGAAATAAATCTAAATGGATTAAAAGTTAAATAAATGGCAGAAGTTAAAAATGCTTTTATAGGGTCTAAAATGAATCAAGACCTTGATGATAGATTAGTACCATCAGGGGAATACAGAGAAGGCTTTAATATACAGGTTAGTAAATCACAAGGTGCTGATGTAGGCGCTTTAGAAAATGTTTTAGGTAATCAACTTATAAAAGATTTTGAAACTTTAACCGTTTCCGGTATACAGGTTATAGGGCAGTTTACAAACCCCGCTAAAAATACAATATATTTATTCCTTACTAATAATACTGATAGCGCTTATATTACAAATCCAACTTATAATCCTTCTGCTCAAAACTTTATATATGAATACAATGTATTAAATGGAGATACCGTTAAATTAGCGGAAGGAGCTTTTTTAAATTTTTCTACTACTAACCCTATTACAGGTGTTAATATGCTTGAAAATTTATTATTCTTTACTGATAATAGAAATCAACCACGTAGAATAAATGTTACCAGAAGAAGCGCTAGCGGGGGTGTTTATTACACTAATGAAGACTTAGTTTCTGTATCTCAATATAATCCATATCAGCCAATAGAACTTTATAAAGTAAGTTTAGATGAAGCTGCCGCAGGAGCTTACGAAACAACTATGTATGATGTAGTAAGTGAATTTTTGCCAGATGGTGTTACTGCTAATCCATATTATAATCCTTCATACGGGGGTGATCCTGATTTTTTAGAAGATAAATTTATAAGATTTACTTATAGATTTAAATTTAATGGTGGTGAATATTCTATACTTGCGCCATTTACACAAGCTCTTTTTATACCTCAACAAGATGGGTATTTTTTAAATGGTGATGAAGAAAGTGCTTATAGAAGTACTATTGTACAATTTATGCAAAATAAAGTAAATCAGATACTTTTACAAATACCTATCCCCGCTAATAATGGATCTGAATTTATTTCTAATTTTAATATTAGCGAAATAGATATAATATTTAAAGAATCAGATTCCCAGGCATTATATGTAGTAGATACTATACTTAAGAGTGAAATAGCGCTTAGCACAAATAGTTATGTTGAATATGATTATCAGGCTAAAAAACCATTTAAAACATTATCTGATAGCACCTTAATAAGAGTATATGATAAAGTGCCTGTTAAAGCTTTATCTCAAGAAATAATTGGTAATAGAGTTGTATATGGCAATTATCAAGATAAACACACCCCACCCACTGTATTAAATTATGATGTTGGTATCTCTTCAAAATCTAATTTTAATATAGAAAATACTTTCCCCCCTGAGAATACTACTAGTATAATTGAATATCCTAATCATACATTAAAACAAAATAGAAACTATCAGGTTGGGGTTGTACTTTCTGATAGATATGGAAGATCATCTACTACTATATTATCTTCTACTACTGTTGGATTATCTGAATCAGATGTATTATATGGAGCATCAACAGTATATAATCCATATAGAATTGGTAATTTAGGGGAAGTCCCAATTTTTTCACCCCCTGTTTCCTCATGGCCAGGAGATTCTTTAAAAGTAAGATTTGATTCTCCAATACAATCAAATAAAAGCATTGTAACTGGAGCGCCTGGATTATATAATGGTAATCCAAATAGTTCAAATTACAATCCTTTAGGTTGGTATTCTTATAAAATAGTTGTTAAGCAACTTGAACAAGAGTATTACAATGTTTACTTAGGTGGGATATTAAATGGTTATCCTGGAGCACCTGCATCCCCACCAGATCCTCAAAATACTACGTCATTTATAACTCTTATAAACGATAATATAAATAAAGTACCAAGAGATCTTGCAGAGGTTGGGCCAGATCAAAAGCAATATAGAAGTAGTATACAGCTTTTTGGTAGAGTAACACCAAACAGAAGCACCACTCCTAGCTATAATCAGCAATATTATCCAGGCCAAATAGATAGTATAACACCAACTACTGCTAGCATAATATTACCATCTTCAAATACAGTTAATACAATTGGGGAAGAAAATAGTATTATTACTACAGGTTCTTATGTTGATATTTATCAAACTAGCTCTAATCCATATTTAGCTAGAGTAACTCAAGGAAACCCAAATAATCCTATTGGATCATTACCAGTTGCCAGTGGATCATATAACTTTTTGTTAGGTGTTTATGAAACTGAGCCTGTTATTTCTAGACTTGACATATTTTGGGAAACCTCTACAACTGGTTTAATATCAGAACTTAATGAGGCTATTACAACGGGAACTAATGAAGTAGCGGGGTTACTGGGGTTTGCATGGAATTTGACTGAAGCAGTGCCTTTAAATACTTCTATAGCTGGGAGATTTGCTCCCATAGATGAAGCTGGGGAAAATGAAATACCACAAGAACCACTGCAAACAAGTGATTTAGGTGTATCCGTAACTGATATAAATGGCAATACTATAAATAAATTTAGTTTACTTAAAATACCAGCCAATGGAGATCCATATAATCCATTAGATCCAGCAACTTATGATACATATGAGCTAATAACTACAGATTATTTTTATTATGGCCCTAATGCTTCTATAAACGAAGTGTATTATTTTTCTTTTTATGAAAAAACAGAAGGAAACCTTGTAATTGCTGAGCTAGTAGAAAATTTAGGTAATGTAGCACCTACAATAACGAATGGTACTGTAGTAAATTTTGACCCAACTGCTTCTAATCCTGTTTTTACATATACAGCAACAAATGGTTCAGCAAGCCCTACTTTAAATTCTAATAATTTAACTTGGAGTATATCAGGTAACCCTTCTCAAATGTCTATTGATCCAACCACAGGTGAATTAAATATTTCAGAAGAATTATTTGGACAATACATAATAACAGTAACTGTTCAAGATGCTGGCGGATTAACTGATACTATTACAAGTAAAGTTGGAATTGGTGAAATACCAATTAATGAAGGCTTTGGAGAGGAGGAAGATTATTTTTTATCTTATGGTTCTGGGGATTCAGGAGCTTTTTATTGGGTAAATGATAACACCAATGCGGTGGATTCTACCCCATTACCTGGCTCTGCCTCCGGTACAGTAGACATAAGAGCGCCATATCCAGGTTTAGCTTTAACTACAACTAATGATTATGTTGAATTGCCCGCTCCTAATTGTAGTGGCTGGACATTTAAAAATTCTAATGCACAATCTAGGGGATCAAATAGTGGTACCGGGGGGTTATCTCAAGGCACTGCATTTATAGCTTTAGAGTTACGATTAGACCAATTTCCCTTTGATGAAGGGAATTATGTAAATACTTTTCCTTTTGCATTATACCCAATATATTTACAATTTAGAGACCCCAGCGGGGCTGGTTATCCTAATAATTGGGAGCAAGCTATTGATATTGAAGGTAATGAAATTAAATTTGGTGGTACGCAGGGCAATGACTATAAAGTTACTCTGGATCCTAATTTAGATATTGATGCATCGGGGGTTATGACAGAAGACATAACAGCTGTAGATTTTAATGGTGGTAATGTTAATACATTTCCTACTACTACAAATATTAGTAATAATGATTGTTTAGAATCAATATTGCAACCTTTACCTACAGAAGGAGCTAATTCTATAACCACAATAGCCCGAAAAGTATTTGCTATTGGGCAAAGCCAACAATCATTATATAACAACCC